CTGGGCTTCCATCCAGCTCCGCTTGGATTGCTCCATCTGCTCGGGCGTGATACTTGCCGGCGGAATCAACAGGCCGCTCGGCCGAGCGAAGTTGGCGAAGTACTTGGCTCCGAACTTTTCAGTCGCCAGGGCCAGGCCGATGGTCTGACGCGCAAGCCATACAACCGACTGGCCGATGCGGCCGTCGAAGGACAAGCCTGGAACGTGCAGCATGTCCTCGGCCGGAATGAAACGAGCGACGCTGGCGCGTTCGGCATCGCTATCTGAACGGTCGTTGTCGTCGATCGCATCCGTGGTGCGGTAGCAGAGCGTGCCGGCGGCAACGGTGACAGGGAATGGCCGCCAGGGAACGGGCTCGAGCCTCATAGCCTGATTGATCCTGTAAGGCTTCGTCTTGTAAGGGTTGCGCGGCCACATCGCGGTGACGCCGTTGCCGCCATCGCGCTGCAGCTCGACATAGCCATTACCCCAGGCAAGGACGTGAGCCATGAAGGCCTTGAGGAACACGAAGCGCGACATCTCCGGATTGGGCTCGAGGTTGATCAGGTCATAGTTGTCATGCTCGTAAGCAATGCGATGCGAAGCGCGGCCGCTGGCGCTCATCTTGCGCTCGTAGACGTGCTTTGGGAGCGTCGCTATGGATCCGGCTATCAGATCGACGCAGGATAGAAAGATGACGGCCTGGAACGCCGTCAGCTCACTGACGCGGATGCCGGAATCGGTACGGCCGCCGTTGAAGATGTCGAGAAGCCATTCGGCCGGATAGCTGAGCGGCGTCTGCGGGTTTTCGAGGCTGGAGCGATTCTCTGCGGCGAGCCGATCGCGCTGCTGGTCGAGCAGCTCGCTGAAGATACCTGTCTGCAGTTCCATTACCAGACCTCGATGGTTGAGTCGGGAGCGGGCTCGGCGATCATGGCTCGGTTCATGCCGTTGAGCATGGCCGAGACCGGATCGATTTTGGCGCGGCCGTTCTTTTCTTTGCGCGGAAAGATATTACGGTTGTGATCTTCGCGGACAACAACGCAACTAACCGCCCACGCCGCGACGGGATCGCCGTTGTGGTGAAGCCGGCCGGCAAGCGCGGCGGCCTCGATTTCTTTCATTGGATCGTTCAGGTACTTGACCTGCTGCGGAATGCTGATACAGACGTCTTCCGGCAGAATCTTAGCCAGCATCTGCTGCATCTGGCGAGCGTTGTATTCGTCGAAGGCGATGCATAGCCGCGGGTAAAGCGTAAGCTCGGCCTCGATGTCTTTCTGTATCTGATCGAGCTGAATCTCCGGCCCTTCGTGGGCGATTAAATGACCCTGCGAAATCCAGCGTTGATAGTGGGCGTGCGAGCCGTCTATCGCAGTGGCTTCGGGAACGTAGTTTTTCCAGAAAAGTGTATAGTGCGCCTTGCCGCCAATATCCTCGCGGAAGATGCGGCAGCGGGAGGCGAGATCGATCTTGGCTGCCAGATCGACGCCCTCAAAGCAGGGCTTGCCTTTGAAGTCCTCGATTTTGAGAAGAGGATTCGCGCATTTTCGCCAGACCTCGGGCGGAATCCATTGCTTGCCGCTGTTGCGCCAGAGGTTCGCATTCTTGGTAATGAACTCGGGCTGCTTGCCCTGCTGCTGGATGGCGTCCCGCAACAGCCCATTGAATCGCGCGGCGATGACGGAAATGCCGAAGTTTGGATTGGCCTTGAGAAGGTGTTCGGGATTGCGCCAGTCGTCGCCTTCGTCGAGGGTGTAGATGATGCCAAAGAAGTTTTCATTCTCGATATCGACGGCGGGATCGAGAACCCGCTTTAGTTCGAGCTCGAGGTTGTAGCATGGGCCGTCGATATTCACGCCGGCCGTGGTGATGATGTACATGAGCGGCTGCTCGCGCGCCGTCATGCCGTTTTTGTTCGAGTCATACTGATCGCCGCTCAGCGCCTCATGAAACTCATCGATGATGGTGCAATGCGGCGAGGATCCATCGCGGGCGATGCCGACAAGCGGCTGAAAGTGGCCGCCATCGTCGAGGCGGGTGATAGAGAGCTTGCCGATCTCGAGGTGATACGTGCGGCGAAGATCGGGGAGTGCAAGCCCGACCAGGCGCGCCGGCTTGAAAACCTCCTGGGCCTGCTTGAGCGAGTTGGCAGCACAATAGACCTCCGGACCTGGCTCATCGTCTGCCGTGAGCATGTAGTAGCCGGTGCCCACGGCATCGGCTGTCTTGCCGTTCTTACGCGCAACGGAAACATAGGCTTCGTTGAAACGGCGAAGCCGATCGTCTTTGCGGACCCACCCGAAGATCGAGGCAGTGATGAAGATCTGCCATGGCTCCAGGTGCATCCGGTTGCGCTGACCCGGCGACGGCCGCATCCACTTGCCCTTCGTGTGCGGCAGCTTCTCTTTGAAGCGGCAGGCCCGTGCAGCCAGGTCGGAATCGAAGGTGTAGGGAAACTCCTCAGTGATGGATCGTTTGAGATCGTTGAGGTGACGCTCGCAGGCGTATTTGACCCACTTGCAGGCGACAATCTTGCCGTCGGCGATGTCCTGGGCGTACTGCGTTGCGATCGCCGCGAAGTCGCGTGCCGGCGGCGGGCTTGGAGGCTTGCCCTTGCGCTTACGCGGAATGGCGCGCGGGGTTGCGGACAAACTCGCCGAAGTCGCCATCCGATGGATCTCCAGTTCGCGCCGGCCCTTGCTGGCGAGCGCGGCCGGAGGGTGTTAGTCCCAGCTCGGCGAGTAGGGATCGAAGCTCTTTGACATCGCCAGATTTGGCATATCCGCCTTCTACCTTGACCATGCAACGGCAGGCCATCGCGACGAGGATCTCATCGGCGGCGGTGACTACGCTGTTCTCGACGAGCGCGAGGAGAGCTGCCAGCTTGTTCCAGGCCTCGACGAGCTTGCGGTTTTCGGGAGAGGTTTCGGCGCGGCGGACCCAATCTTCCGGGGGAGGGCCGAGCTGCGCGTTGACGGTTGGCTCCTCAGCTCGCGTGCGAAAGCGCTGAGGTTTTTTTTTCATAGCCCCGCTGGCCGCTAGGAGCTTGAGCGGTTTCGGTGGACGGCCAGCATTCATGTCGGGAGGCTTTCAAAGCTCACTCGATGCTTGCGACGCTGCCAGACTGCCCTCCGTTGCGACTGCGCCAGCACGGTGAAATGGTTCCTTTTGAGATGTTTGGCCGTTTTGGCCGGGGGTTTGCATTATGTGGACGTAAAAATTGGGCTGGGGAACGGTCTACAAAGCGTCACGCCTGTGCTTTTGGACCCCCCTACCCCCTACCGATACATGATGACCGAAGCCGCCGTCTTCCTCGGCCGTCTTGCGTCCGTGGCATGAGTCACACAGACCTTGCCAGTTCTTTGGATCCCAGAAGAGTGTCATGTTCCCCTTGTGCGGAATGATGTGGTCTGTCAGGTCGGCTAGCACATCTCTTTCACGGTGCATCTTGAATGGATCTACGCACCAAGGATTCTCAGCCAGGTAGTGCGAACTCGCTCTCTGCCAAGCTCGACCATAGCCACGCTTAGCAGCGCTCGGCCGCGCGTTCTCAGCTATCACCGCCGCCGAGCTGGGCCTGCAACCATCGCAGTAACCACGGTCAACCAGCGCCGGACAACCAGGCCGAGCGCAGGGCCTCTTCGCCATAAACCAATCACCATTTCAACCAGTGCCGAAGCACCTCTTCAATGCCGGCGCCCAGCAAGCCACATCCCACAGACAGCAGGGCCAGCGCACCCTTGCGCTGATCCCGTTCCGATTCGAGTGCCTTAATGCGCTTGTCCATCTCGGGAACGATCTTGATCGCTTCGCCTATTTGCAACATAGCCTCAAGCGTGCGATCCAGCTTCCCTTCGATACGATCCATGCGATCTTGATTCACCTTGTGCAGTTGGTCCTGGTAATGACGGGCCTCTGCGTCCAAGGTGAATCTCCTTCGCTCTCAACCGTTGGGATACACGCGAACCGCTCGATCTCCGCACGGCGCGCCAGGCACACCACTCACCCGCGAAGCCGGTCTCGTAAACATCGCGATCTTTGCCTGTAATCGTTCCATGTCGTCTTCCGCTGGCAACTGCCTTGCAAACATCCCAGAAGCCTTCGCCGTCTCGCGATTCACAATCTCGCCATCCGGCAGCCGGTAACGATTGGTGCGCTGCTGTTCCGTCATGCCAGCCGTCTTCGAAACGCCAGTCGCGTTGCGAACCGCATCCCGAGCCGTCAGCATCACAGCCGTTTGTCTCGATTGCAGATCCTCGGCCAGG